CCGCCATTATTGCTAGAACCCTCTGTAATTGTAATATTTCCACCATTAATATGTAATTTTGCTGATGGAGTAAGAGTTCCAATACCTACATTACCACCTGTGTCTCCATTAAGATATATATTACCCGAATCTTTACCTCCTCTAATGTAAGTATCTAAATTGTCTCCATGATAAAAATGAGAACTATATCCTTGACTAGATTTGATATGTAAAGGACTAGTAGGAGTCGCTGTTCCTATACCTACATTCCCACCATAGTCTTGTAATATAACTTTACCAGTTACCTTTCCAGATCTTATATATGTATCATATGTATTGCTATAATTAAAATGTGATTTATAAGTTCCACCGACTCGACCTATTACTAAATCATCTGTTGACTCAATACTAATAACTTTAGAACTACTGATAGATATAGACCTTGTGTCATTTGCTCTTAGTTCACTGAATGTTCCTAAATTTGTATTACTACCATGATGAATGTAGAACTCTCCTGAACCAAACCAAGTAGCAGAAGAATCTCCTCCTAATCTTGATGTGCCATCAACTCGGAATTTTTTGTCAAATGATTCTGTTCCTATAGCTACTTGTCCTCTATAATAATGGAACCCTTTGGTATCCTGTGGATCTGTAGCATCTCCTAGGGAACTTTTAAAATAATAATCCTCATCGCCATTTTCATTTTTATAAATAATTACTTTTTGATTTGCAATTCCATTAGAATTACTATCATTATTATAATTATCAATTTTAAATAGAGTTCCTAATGTTCCTGGAGGACCACTATTTGTCGCACCCGAAATTAATACTGTCGCATCATCGGACGCATTAGGTGTATCATTAGCTCTGCGTCCTATATGAAATTTCTTTCCTCCTTGTAATAGAAGATTTCCATCAATTTTAACATCACTTGCTACTGAAAGTGTAGAACTAAGTGTGGTAGCTCCGGTGGCTCTTAATGTTCCATTAACATCTAATTTATGAGTTGGTTCAAGAACACCTATACCCAATCTACCTTGTTTATTAAGACACATTTTTTCAGAGCCTTCAGTTCCGAATGTAATCCTTTCTGATTCATAGCCATACAAATCTATGTATGATTTGTCATCTACTTTACCGCCCGCAGATAATCTTAAAAATCCTACCGCGTCACCATCTGTTCCCGGAGAATTTGTGGAAGGACCACCATTGCCATTAATTTCATTTTTTATAGGGATCTGTGATATTGCTACACGCCCAGTTGGACTTAAATTATATCTTACTTCACTTAATATAATTTTTCCTTCTCTAACTCTTATATCTCCATTCTCTACTTGTAATTTTGATACAGGATTAGTTGTTCCTATACCTACATTACCAGCGTGTGCTATAAACATTTTAGTTGTATTATTAGGTGCGACTCCAGTATTAAAAAACATACTACTGGTTGGTGTAGTTATGTACATTTCTGCTCCCATAGAAATTGAAGCTGGATTACTTGCTACTCTGGTATTACTAAAGACACCATATCCATGAGTATTTTTATAAATATGAGCATAGGAATTATCATGATTATTATCAGTTGTTGCTAAGCCTTTGCCTACAGCAAGACCCTCACCTATCGTTGCCGCTCCTGAAGCTCTAAATGTTCCATTAACATCTAATTTATGTTGCGGATCACTGGTATTTATACCTACATTCGGACCTTTAATAGTAAAACTATCATTTAATGTGTTAGAATCTTGGTGATGGGTCTGTATTTTAAAAAAACTTTGATTAAAACTACCCTCGGTTGGATTCCAACCACTTAAAATCTTACTACTTGTATAGACAGGTTGAGCGCTTGTAGGTTGTGCAGGATTACCATCATTTGTTAAAAACTCTATACCTGTGTTTGGTTTATTTCCATCTCCTCCGTCAGCTTCAATTTTTATCATACAGTCGCTGGAATCGTTTACTTGTTTTATGTGTAAGTTACTTGTAGGATCAGTAGTTCCTATACCTACATTACCTGAATTATTAATTTTCATTCTATTGGCTCCACCAGTTTGAAAATATATATCAGAATCAGGTGAATTTAGATAAATTTCTTGCCACATTGATAAATATGCCGTTCCACTATTTTTTTTAAAATAAGCATATTCATTAGACTTACCATATATCAAAACATCTTCGACCTGTAATGGAATATTAGTAGTAAATTTATCGCCTGTTGAATTATATATGAATTCCTTATCAGTAGCACCTGCTTCAATTATAAAACCTGCTCCATTAGCATCAGCGTTACTCGTAGAATTCGTAGCTAATTTAATATCCTTATCTTTTATATCTAAAGTAGTAGTATTAAGTGTTGTTGTAGTTCCTTCTACTACAAGATTACCATTTATTCTTAATTCAGAACCATTAACAGTTAGATCTCCACCTATTGTGCTATTTCCTCCTACATCCAGTGTGCCATTTATATTTGTATTTCCGGTTCCATTGGCTACTGTAAATTTATCATTATCCATTTTTAAACCCCCATTTAAATTTGTTTCGCCTGTCACTGAAAGAGTATCAGAAAGTAAAGTAGCTCCAGTTGTTCGCATTGTCCCACCGACATCAAGAGTATGATTAGGATTATTGTTACCGATACCTACCTTACCATCACTTAAAATAGTCATAGCATCATTAGCTGCGTTATTTAAAGTTCCATTGTTTTTGTAAGTAAAATGTAAATTTTTATCATCATTGGTTCCTATTCCCCAAGATTTATTACTATCACCTGTGGTTGTGTGAACATTAGCTAACTCAATGTAACTTTCTCCTTGACTTTCAATTTTAATACTACAATCTGTTACTCCAGTTGTTTTAAAAGTTGCTATTGGTTCTTTACTTGTATTACTTTCAATAAATAGACTATCTCCAACGCTAAGTGTATTATTAATAGTGGTAGCTCCTGATACATCAAGAGTGTTACTTAAAGTTGTTGCTCCTGTGACACCTAATGTATTACCTAGAGTTGTTGCTCCTGTGACACCTAGTGTATTATTTAGAGTTGTAGCTCCTGAAGCTCTAAAGGTACCATTAACATCTAATTTATGAGTAGGATCTGCTTGAGAAATACCTACCATATCTGCTCTTGATGTAGAATCTTGTTTCATTGTTAATACTTTACTATAAACTGGATCTCCAAAATACCCACCTGCTGAACAATCTACTCTTTCAATATTAAATTTTAATGCTGTATGTGGACCTCCTTCTGTTGATAATCTATATCTTAAAGTTCCACCATGATTACCCCATCCTGAATTTAATACACCTAGCTCAAGAGCTGCTTCTCCATTACCATTTTGATATTGAATACATTTACCTACATATAATGCTGGTGCGGTCGAAAAGCCGCCTGATGATAGTTTTAAATTATTAGGAACTGGGTCAGAAGATCCACGAACACTGGTAACACTCATACTATCAACAACTTCTAATTTACTTTTAGGATCAGTTGTTCCTATACCTATGTTACCACTTGTGTCTCCATTAAGATATATATCTCCAGAATCTTTTCCACCTCTGATATAAACATCTTCATCACTACCTTTATAAAAATGAGAGCTGTTTACACTTCCCTTGATATGTAATTTAGAAGTGGGTTGTATTCCTATACCTACATTACCATTGGAAGCAATTCTCATTCTTTCAACCCAATCTGATCCATCACTTGTCATAAATCTATGAATTCCACTTTCAGAATCTTTATCGCCAGCATGATAATCAACTAACCATCCGCTGTTATGAGATATTTTTGATTTGTCGGTATCATTAGCAAATAATATTTTATCTTCGTCAGCTGCCTCAAAGTGTAAAGCATCTGATATAAATTGAGAACCAGCAACATGTAATTTTTGACTTGGAGAAGTAGTTCCTATACCTACATTACCAGTTCCTTTTTGAACAGTTAGTCTATATGCATTATCGTATATGTATAGTTGATTATTGTTTGATCCATTATTACCTGCATTATTAGTTCCTACCTCCCACTGACCCTGATTAGTTAATAAATGTAAGCCTTGTTCTGGAGCACTAATATCACCGATTCTTAATTCTCCTGTGATATCTAATTTGTGTTGTGGACTGGTATTTCCTATTCCTACTTTACCATCATTTTTAATTATCATTCTCCTATTACTATTTGTGCCAGTTTCAAATGTAATATCAGCTGTCTTAGAATTCAAATACAAATCATTAGCTATGGAAATATATGCTGAATCATTATTTGTTGATTGATAATAAGCATAGCCACTTAATGTATTAATCTTATTCTTAGAACCTACATACAATTCTGAGCTAATTGTTGTATTTCCTGTTACATCTAGTGTATTATTAAGTGTAGTTGCCCCAGTTACATCTAAAGTATTACCTAAAGTAGTAACACCTGTCACTCCGAGTGTTGAATCCATAGTTACACCTTCATCTACATTTAATGTTCCCTTTACAGTTGTCATAACTCCGGATTTTGAAATATTAACTATACCGCCATCTGTAGCTAAAGAAGTAGCTCCACTGCTATCAAAAGTAGATACCGACATGGCTCCAGTTACATCAAGTGATCCTGTTATATCTGTATCATTACCAAGCTTTATATTACCATTGGTATATTGATTAACTATTGATATTGTCTCTAAATTATGTCCTCCGAAACCAATATATCCTTTCCTAGTAGTTGTTCCGTCAGGATAAAATCCAATGTATGTATGAGGAGTAGTTCCACTTCCTCTTAAAACAATAGTTTCAGCATTTCCATTAAATGTAGCTTGAGATGCTACAGATAAACTTGAATCTAGTGTTGTTGCTCCTGTTACATCAAAAGTTCCTCCTATTGTTGAATTATCTGTAGCTCTAAATGTTCCCGAAACTTTTAATTTTTCTCCAGCATTAACTGTATTTCCTATATGAACATTATTATTACTTCCTACAGTTAAACTTGGAACTCCATCTCTACCAAGATGTATTCCTCTGTTGCTATTTATATAAGCGTAATTAGCAATTGATGGGTTCATTCCTGAATTTGCGGGTCCTACTATTCCGAAATAAGTATTAGTTGCTCCTTCATCCTGAGATAAATGAATGAGTGGATTATCGCTTTCGCCACTATCATCTGTATCTGCCTCTAACTTAAGAACTACATCACCAGTTCCTTTCATTGTCATAGTTGATCCTAAATCTGTATGATTACTGACAGTTAATGTGTTATTAATAGTAGTAGCTCCTGTTACATCAAGAGTTCCACCAATATCAGAATTGTTTGATGCTTTAAATGTGCCATCTACATAAAGATTTTCTCCTGTGCTATTTACACTTCCTATTCCTACTTTACCATCCCATGTTATGTTCATACCTACATTTCCACTGGTTGATATAAGATTTAGAGAATCAACACTGTGAGTTGGAGATTGATTCTTGTCAAATATAATTTCCGGTCCATAATCATTACCATTGTTATCTAGTCTTGAGAACATGATTTGTGAATTATGGGAAGTACTTGCTTGTCTTATTCTAACAATATTATCTTTTGTATCTGAAATACTTGCTATATCAAGAGAACAATTAGTGCCTGGTGTAGTTCTTATTCCTACATTATTGTTAATAAATGTTGAACCTGTTACATTTAATGTGCTTTCAAGAGTAGTTGCTCCAGTAACTCCCAATGTATTTTTTAATGTAGTGGCACCTGTAGTATTAAGTGTACCATCAATATCTAATGTAAATTGAGGACTATTATTATTAATACCTACATCAGGACCTTTAATAGTAAAACTATCATTTAGTGTACTAGAATCTGTATGATGGGTCTGTATTTTAAAGAAACTTTGATCATAACTGCCTTCGCCTTGATTCCATCCACTTAAAATCTTACTACTTGTATAGACATCGGCAGAACTTGTAGGTGCACTGGGAACTCCATCATTTGTAATAAATTCGATTCCTGTGTTTGGTTTATTAGAAGCACTTCCTCCGTCAGCTTCAATTTTTATCATACAATCATTAGATCCATTGGTTTGTTTTATATGTAAATTACTTGTCGGAATTCCTGTTCCTAGTCCAACATTATTAGAAGTTCTATCTATAGCTAGGACAATTTCACCCGAACTTGTTCCATCATGTCTACTAATACAAAATGTGTTAGAAGGCCATGTTAAATTTGATGGATTTAAACCATCACCTCCATTAAAGCCTAGTGAAAAACCATAATTATTACTGTTATTACTTTCTCTAAAAAATACTCTTCCACCACCATTAGTAGCAGTATTTCCTCCAAACGGAGTTATTTCAACACCTACATTATATGCAGTATGCCTTGCTGATATTTTTCCTACAGTTGTTAAGTCCGAACTAAATCTTGATATTCCAGATACAGATAGAGTTGAATTAAGTATAGATGCTCCTGTTACATCAAGAGTGCTTTCAAGATTAGTAGCACCAGTAATGTTAGTAGTTCCTTCCACATGAAGTTGATCAGTAGTTGTATCTTTTAGACCAATAATTGTATTACCTGTTAGATTTGTTGTACCTGATACACTCAATGTATCTTCTAATGTGACACTATCTTCTACACCTAAAGTTCCATTAATATGTGTTTGGTATAGTGGATTTATTACATTAACACCTATTTTACCGTCATTTTTAATAATCATTCTTGGAACAGTTGTAGGAGTAACATTTTCTTCAAATTGACCTGTGTAAAATTTTAATTCGTCATTATCAGCTCCAGCACTATCTTCTGCTGTAATATATGTATCTCTATCTACATCTTTTACACCTCCTAATGATCCCCAAGCATTTCCAGCACCATAACCTTCAAATGTATGGAGTTGTGTGTTGTAACGGATTTGCCCTAAACCCAGAGTTGTTGGTCGTTGAGCTGTTGTTCCTCTGGGAATTCTAATCGCATCCTCTCCTTCAATATCAAATGTAACATTAGGGGCAGCTTTATTAATACCAACATTACCATTCTGCATAATAGTCATGGCATTACGTTCATTAATATTAGTATCATAGTTTAGAGTTCCATTAGTTTTCCAATTAAAGTAAAGATTTTTATCATCATTCATACCTATTCCCCATGAATTAGCAGTATCTCCTGAAGTATCTGTATTGGCAATTTCTAAATAAGTTTCACCTTTACCCTGAATTCTTATCGAAGAATCATTATTAGTAGATTCAAAAATTGCTATAGGTTCTTGTGCTCCACTTTTTTGAACGTGTAACAATGTATCAGGAGAACTTAAACCAATTCCTAATTTACCATCATTTTTAAGAGTCATGTAATCAGTATTATTAGTAGCAAAAATGATGTCATTGTTTTTCTGATTGTTGATTTTAAGAGGCCCGTCATAGGTTCCTTGTTTAGCTATTTCATTGTAACCTATTGAAATATATTGACTTTGATTGGTATGTGATATATTTAGGATTTGATAAGACGATTTTCCTGAACTACCATAAATTGATGCTGTTCCGCTTGTAATATCTGTTCCTGTTAATACAGATTGATCAGTTACCTGAAACTTTACAAGAGGTGTGCTTGTATGAATACCTATCTTACCGTCATTTTTAATAATCATTCTTGGAACTGTTGTAGGAGTAACATTTTCTTCAAATTGATTAGTATAGAACTTTAATTCGTCATTGTCAGCTCCAGCACTATCTTCTGCTGTAATATATGTATCCCTATCAACATCTTTAACTCCTCCTAACGATCCCCAGGCATTTCCAGCGCCATAACCTTCAAATGTATGTAATTGAGTATTATAACGTATTTGACCTAATCCTAAAGTTGTAGGACGTTGAGCTGTAGTTCCTCTCGGAATTCTAATGGCATCTTCCCCTTCAATATCAAAAGTAACATTAGGAACTAATTTGTTTACTCCTATATTGCCATTCTGCATAATAGTAAAAGCATTTCGTTCATTTACATTGGTATCTGAGTCTAATGTGCTATTTGTTTTCCAATTAAAGTATAGATTTTTATCATTGTTCATACCTATTCCCCATGAATTAGAACTGTCTCCTGTTGTGTTCACATTCGCAAGTTCAAGGTAACTTTCACCAGTTCCTTCAATTCTTACAGAAGAATCGTTATTAGTTGATTTAAAAAGAGCAATAGGTTCTTGAGCACCTGTAGCTTCTACATGTAAATAAGATGATGGATTAGTATTTCCTATACCTACTCTTCCTACTTCATCAATAACAGCTCTTTCTGTTCCTTTTGTTCCAAATGTAATTATATTTGATTGATAACCATAAAGATCAATGTATGACTTATTACTTGTGTTAGTGCCTCCTCCTGCTGATAATCTAAGATGGCCTACATCTGCGGCATGAGTGCCTCCTCCTATTCCAGAAATTTCGTTTTCTAATACTGAATTACTGATTTGAATTCTTTGATCAGCAGCAAAATTACCTTGATAATTTTTAAGTAGTATACCTCCACTTGTAACATTAATTCTTGCTTTATTTTCGAATAATTCACTATCATTAAAATTTTGTAAGCCATTACCTACTGCTATTCTTCCATCATGAGCTATTCTTAATGTCTCTCTTACACTAGCACTGGTTCTTGTTTGAAATGATAATCCCGCACTATTACTACCCCCTACACCCGAATCATATGTAAGAATTTTTGCTTGTGTTAATTGATTATTGTTATTAGTATCATGAATTCTGAATTCCATGCTTGGACCATCATTGTTTCCTCCGAAATTAGTGATATTTCTTTGAAGAACAAACATGGATTCTTCTCCTTCTGTATTATCATATACATGTAACCTTGCTGTAGGTAATTTAATATCTGTAGGTGTTACCGTAATATCACCCATTCCTATTCTACCATCACTTGTTATCATCATCTTTGTAGTCGCAGGTGTTGTAAGTGTATTACTACCATCCGCACTTCCATTTCTTGTTTTGAATTCCAGTTGTGCTGCTCCCCATCCTGCATTTTCTCTTGTGTCGAGTGTCTGTTCAATTGTTACTGGGTTCCAACTATCATTTTCTCTTATTACTTCAATCATTTTAGTTGAATAATTAGGATTTCCTGATGGTTCTACTTTTATATGACCTGTTGCTCTTATATTTCCAGTTACATCTAACATTTCACTCGGAACACTATCATTGATACCTATTTTACCATCAGATTTAATAATAGCTCTCTCACTACCAGATGTAAAAAACTTAATTTCATCGTTATCAGCATTTCCTGAATTTTCAACTGTGATATATGTGTCATTATCAGCATCTTTTAAACCTGATAGAGAAATCCACTCATTAACATTTGATTGTTGATCTTGACTCTGACCATAACCTTCAAATCTATTAATTTCACTATTGTAACGAATTTGTCCAACCATAGTATTAGCTAATGATGGTTTTTCAGATTCATTTCCTACTGGTATTCTTAATGCATCTTCACCAGTTATCTCAAAAGTTACTTTAGGTTCATTTGTATTAATACCAACATTACCATTCTGCATGATAGTCATAGCATTACGCTCATTGATATTCGTATCATAGTTTATTGTTCCGTTAGTTTTCCAATTAAAGTAGAGATTTTTATCATCGTTCATGCCTATACCCCATGAATTTAAACTATCTCCAGTTGTATCTACATTAGCAAGTTCTATGTAAGTCTCTCCTTTACCCTCAATTCTTACTGAAGTATCTTTATTAGCTGAACGGAAAAGAGCAATAGGTTCAGTATTATTATAATTTGGATCATTACTTTCAACATGTAACCTTGTAACTGGATTATTTACTCCTATACCCAAGTATCCTGATTTATCAAGAGTCATTTCTTGTCTATCCTCAACAAAAAATTTAATTTGATCATTATCAGCTCCTTGTTGATTTTCTACAGTGATATAAGTATCATTATCTGCGTCTTTGAGACCAGATAGAGTTATCCATTCATTGGTGTCATTTTGTTGATCCAAACTTTGGCCATAACCTTCAAATCTTTTAAGTTCGCTATTATATCTTAAATATCCTACATGATCAGAAGAATTCGCAGCAGGCCTTTCAGAGGTATTCCCTACAGGAATTCTTATTGAATCTGTTGCTTCAATATCTAATACTACATTAGCAGATTGTTTTCCTATTGCAATTTGTCCTCCTAGAGGTTGAATACCTAAATCAGCATATGTAATTGAAGGATTATTATTATCAACTACCTGAATAACACCTTTACCGTCTGTCATTACACCCATATTCATTGACTGTTTAGCTGTGCTAAATAATGCTAACTGGGTATTATATATCAATGCTCCCATATCACTACCACCTAAATCTTCTCTTACAACTGCTTTATGGTTTCCATGAGAATCAGCTCCTACAGATATCGTATTTAGTAAAAGATGATCACTTATTCTTGAATTTCCTTGTATATCAAGTGTATATTCAGGAGAATCTCTCGCTATACCTATCTTATTAGCAAGAGAATCAACAAAAATCATATTTTCGTTAAGGTCTGATTCAACTCTGAAATCTGTGTTTATACCTGCTTCATTTACAACAACCTGATTGTTTGTTCCTTGTGATTTATTTTCTCCACCAATAGAAAAAAGATTAAACATATCAGATGTATTAGTTGTTCCATCATCACCACTATGGGCACCGCCTCCAGAGAGAATATTGAATTGAATTTTACCACCTTCATTATCTTGTTCAACTGATGTAGCAAGTGTTTGAATATCGACATATTTTTTCCAATCAGTTCCGTCAGAACCCTTAAAAAGTATTGAACCAAGTGAATCACCTTCTTCAATCAAAACATGTGTATTATCATCTGTAGCATGGCGTGTTCTTGTAAACTGCATGAAATTACTTGGTAATTCATTTTGGCAAGTGGCAACTGTTACTGAACCAGCTACAGATAATGTATCTTCTACTACTATATCATTTCTAACGGTTGTTGTCTGAACATTTGTTCCCAAAAATGTATTACCAGATACACTTAAAGTACCAACAACCTTCATAGCACCAGGCATTTCTTCACCATAATCTGTATATTTTCCCAATTGAATTTGATTTACTATATGAATATCTCTATCAACAAAAAGATCTCTATTGATAGTTAAGTCATCAGCAACTGATACACTTGAATCACCCTTATGAAGTTTCTTACCTATAGCAATTCTTTTCAATTCGAGTTTATCCAATTGATTAACATCATAGCTGTTCATAATATATAATAATATGATATATTAAGACAGATTTATTAACACATTTAATTGTATAGTAATCCAGCCATTCCATCTGAGATTAATAAAATATTAAAATAAGCTGTGTAATATCTAAATAACACGTCTGTTTTTACATTATTGTTAGTATATTTTACTTCGTCTACTAGTGATACCTCAAAACTCTTTTTCTTATAAACTGATAGATTAAATGATCCCGTGGGTTCATTTGAATAAGGATTGAGAGCAAAGTTGTAAACATAGAAAGGACTTATATTACAACCCTTAAATCTTTCATATATGGTTGATTTTGATATGAAAATAGGATTTATACCATCTAGGATAGCAGTATTATTAACAAATATATCAGTTCCATTAATTAAATGACTATCAGCATCAAAAGCATAGAATCCTTGTCCATACCTATAATCAAAATCAGTTGAATAATTTTCATATATATTAGCTTCTTTTACATCTTCTCTTTGTAGTAACCATAGTATATATTTAGTAGGATGCTTACATTCTATATCAACTCTATAAGTTGAATTACCTGAGGGATTATGAAAATGTTCTTCATTGCCTATATGATATAATTCAATCATATAGTCTAATTTAGGAGCTATTTTGAATAATTTTTGATCTTCTGGATCTAGATACACATTTTGAGTTATTATATCAAAATATTCTAAACCACCTACAATATCTTCCATATATTTTTGATTAGATGCTGGCACAGTTCCAAGACCTATTAATTCTGCATTACTGATTTGATAACCATTTGTCCCTGGAACAACAACCCCATCTGGAATAGTATTGAAATCTCTTACTAATATCTCTTCAAAACTTCTTAAAGTTATTTCGAGTTCGATTTTTGAACTTGATAAAGCACATAGTGGAAGATATTGACCTGGATCTTTTGAAAAAAAGAAAGGTAATTGTAAATGACACGTCATATTTTGTTGATTAGTATTACCTGTGCTAAAAGTTGTGCTATATCTTGTCATTTTTCTAAATGAAAATGTTTTATTATAGTCTGTATGTAATTCATTAATTAAAAAGATCAATTCCGCATTTAATTTTTGTATCATAACACCTCCTATTAATAATTTAACCTCTTTAATAATATTATATCCTACACCATTGACATATGATGTAAAAACTGGCTCCAGCGAATCATCAATCTGTAAATTTACTAAACCATTCTCATCTGTAATTGTATTTTTTTGTGTATAATTTCCAGTTCTTTTAAGGTCTTTTAATTTAAAATCGAAATATATTCCTGATAGTAAATCTCCTATTGAAGGTATTTCAATTCTAACTGTTCTCCCTAAATCTATCTTTCCATCAGATTTTGTTACTTTATTGAATTCAAATGAAAAATTTCTTGCTTTTGTAAAAACATTTTTAAAATAGGTCATTTTAGGATTACCATAAAGAAATTTATCTTCAGGCCCTTTGTTAGCCATGTGTAATAATGTTCCAGCTGTCATATTAATATAATTTAACATAATAATATAAAAAATAAATCTTGTTATTTATATTATACTCCTTTCACTAAAATATCATCTTCATCATAACCATGCTTAGTTGAAATAAGCTCTTTCACGTATTCTACTTGATCCCCTTGTAGAAGTATTATCTTATTGTCAGATTGATAAGAACCATTACAACATTGTTTTTTTTTAATATTTTTAATAAATTGTTTAATATCACTGCTATCTAAATTTTCAGCAAAATTTTCAATTATAGTCCAGCACTTTCTTCCATTTCTCTGTTGTTTTGATATGGTTACTTTATTTTTTACATTGTTTGTAAAACTTTCTTCATTGAAGCTTAAGTCCATTAGCTATCTAATATGATAATACATAATTATCTTTAAATAATTTATTAATCACTATCTGAGTCAATTTCACATTGATGATTTGAATAATGTTCCAGATCATCTTCTGTTACAATTTCAACCTTTTGATTTATTGTTTGATCAATTTCTTTATAACTAACTGACTCGAACACTTCTGCTACTTTATTTCTTACATCTTCGATCTGATCAGAATTAAATTGCCACCCCTTTTTTTCTTTATTCCATCTTGCTCCGATACTTTTAAGATTATCTTTATTACTATAGGTATTTCCTGTAATTATAATGAGATCATTATAAATTGATACAATAGCACTACCTGATTTCTCTACTTTTGCTGCTTTTTTATTTTTTGCTTTTGTCCTAGGTGAAGATTTTTTAGAGTCAGACATTAGTTTGATAAGATGGTCGAGTTTTTGTTCAATAGCGTCAAGACGTTGTTCCATGATTAATGTATGATTTACATATTGTCAAAAATTTTTTATCAATTTTTTCACATATTTAACTTATTTTCTATATTTGTAATTTTTTTTTCTAAATCTGCATTTCTATTTCTTAACTCTTCTATAACTTGATCTTTTTCTTTTAATTTAGTTTCAAGCTGTTCACTATAAATTTTTTGTAGCATAACTACCTTATCAATTTGTTCCTGAACATCAGATTTTAAGTTTTTTAGTAAATTAATTTTGTCAGCTGTAACTTTAATACTAGTTCCACCTAATACAATGCCATTTGTTTTTATACCTCCATTAACGTGTAAAACCTCATCTGGAAAATCAGTTCCTATTCCTAATTTTCCCTCACTTGTTAATATCATTCTTTGACTCCAATTTTTACCATCAGCTGTATACCATGAATAATTACCAGTTTTATAATCACCAGCTTTCTTAATAGAACCTGAATAAAATCTTAAAGTTTCATTACCTCCATAAGTAGATATTTTAGTTTTATTTTCGTCGCCCATTAATAAGATTTTGTCTTGATTAGTTTTACTATATAACATTTTTTGACTAAGTCTAATATTACCATAAACATCCAAACTTTCTTTTGCTGGGAATTTTCCTATACCTATATTATTATTAATTTCTAAAGTTCCTGCCTTTAATAGCTTGTCGCCTATATCAATGTTTCCAAAACTACTTGTGATCGAACCTGACTCAAGATTACCTACATTCTTTAGATTGCTTGCGTTTTCTAAATTTTCATAGGTTGAGTCTTCAAGTTTTCCAATTATAGAATCAGCTATGATTTTTTCATGACATTTGATATTACCTTGAATTTCTAATTTTTCAGTAGGATTTGATAGTCCTATACCTATGTTGCCATTAGATCCAATAATCATTCTTTCATTGCCATCAGTTATAAATTTAAGTTCATCACTATCACTTCCATCATTATTTTCAGCAGTAATAAGCGTGTCTTCATCTATATCTATAACTCCTCCTCCTATTTTAACCCATGAATTTCTTGGTCCATATCCTTCGAATTTATCTAGTTCTGTATTAAATCTTAGTTGCCCTTTTTTTTGTAAGTTAGGTCTTTCGGCGACTGAGCCTGATGGTATAATAATTGAATCAACTGAATTAATATGAACAGAACTAAGAGGATTATCTTCATTAATTCCTATATTTCCATTAGGTTTAATTATTAATCTATCTTTTACAGTATTGTTTTCCATGGTAGATAATCTCATGTTAGCTGAAATATTGTTTTCGGCAGGGGTGCCTTCAACTTCTGAATAAATTCTGCATGCCTCTACCCATTTAGATCCATCTGAACCCTTGAATGATATTTTACCTAAACTTGTTCCTTTTTCAACAAGTTCGTGATCATTATCATTTTCGTGCTTCGTTTTTGTAAATTCAATAAAGTTTTCTTCATTTAAAGAAGAAGCGATAGTGGCAGAACTGCCAACTGATAGTTTTTCTTTTACAGTAACAGTATTTAAGACTTGAGTAGTCAAAATAAGTTTTTCCAATGTAGTTTTGCCTGCTACTGATAAATCACCATCAATGGTAACATTATTAGAAACACGTAAAGATTTATTAACAGTATCTTCTGAAGTTACTTTTCCAAGGACAGTAAGATTATCTCGAACTATAAGATTTTTTCTCATATCAACATCACCATAAACAAAAAGATCACTATTACCATCCTGTGAACGACCACCTATAGTTACTTTTTGTGCTGTTAATTTTCTTAATTGTTGAGAATTATTATTCATTATAAATATATATATAACGAATATAAATTATTGATACATTAACCCTCCCAAACCATCTTTTATAACAAGTATGTTGTAATAGGAGGAATAATAATTAAATAATAAAGTTGGTTTGTAGTTATTATTAGTATATTTTGATTCGTCTACAAGTGTCAATCTAAGTGTTTTATATAAAATTCTTGAAAAATTAAGTGTTCCAGTTGGTTCATCTCTTGTAGGATGAAGAGCAAAACTTAAAACATATAAATTCCCATTAACACTTGTATTAAATCTTTGATATAAAATTACATCAGATAGAAATTTAGCATCAACATTATCATTTATATCATTATTGTTTAATGCTAATACAGCATCATTAAGAAGATGATTTTTTCTATCAGCATTATACTGCGTAGAAACATATTTTATAGGGAATGTTGATGTATTATTGTCATAATAATTAGCATCAAAAACGTCTTCTCTCTGCAGGAACCATGCTACATACTTTGTAGGATTCTTAGATTCTAATTCTAGTGAATATGTTGTATTAGAAGTTGGATTTGTTAATTTATTAGTATTTCCTATGTGAAAAAGCTCAACTAAATAGGTAAGTTCTCTATTAAGAAACATCTTTTTTTCATTGTCACTAAGATATATGTTTTCCGAGAAAATCTCAAAAGATTCGATTTCAGCTGTTACAGATTCGTCATATATTTCATATTGTGCTGGGACATTACCTGAAGGACCTGTTGCTACCGTTATATTTTGACCTCCTTGATTCTCGGTTGTTACTTCGTATCCGTTGATTCCTATACTAGTATCTCCATCTGTATTATATTGTCTTACTACACATTTAGAAGCATCTTTAAATTTTACAACCATCTGGACATCAGAATGATTAAGAGCACATAATGGTAATGCGAAAGAAGTATTTTTGGCAAAAAAGAATGGAACTAATAATGTAGTATTTACATCTTCGATATTATCATCTCCAATCTTAAAGTTAGTATCATTAAATAAATTCATATTGTAAAAAGATTGCTTTTTGGCGTGATCATTGTACAATTCGTTTATTAAATATATTAATTTACTATCTAATGTTTGTATTAGATTACCATTGATGTAAAGCTTAATATACTCGAAGCAGTTATATCCTATTCCATTTACATATGAGGAAAATTGAGGCTTGTTAGTATTCACACCATTAATATCAGTAAATTGATTAGTTCTTAGAAGATCAGAAAACTTAATTCTGAAATATAAAGCTCCTAGCAAATCTGATTTAAATGGAATATTAAATTTAATTTCTTTTCCCAAACCTACATTAACATTACCTATAAATGGAACTTTTGAATAATTTATAGCAAAGTTACTTGCTCGTTGATAAACTGATTTAAAATAGGTCATTTGAGGGTTACCATAAAGATATCTATCTTCATTGCCAACACTATTTAATTGAATTAAATTACCTAATACCATATATTTAATATAATTTAATATAATTTTAAATTATAATTAATCATTAATATTATATCTTTGTAACAACATATTTGATATATTGTAAAAACTTCTCTTCGAAGTCTCATAATTATTACATAATTTAGTATTTCTTGTTTTTTTACTAGCACAAAGTTCATCTAATATAGAGTCTTTCTTCAATAATTTATTTTTAAGTTTTAGCTTCTTAATTTTACGAGAATATTCCTTTTTAAAATATACATAAACTATTACAGTAGTAATTACTGCTGTTACTATACTCTGTGCTGTAATTATAGATTGATTCATAGCACCCATTAGAAGAGCAAAAACTCCTATACCTACAAGAATAATTAAAAAATTAGTTACATCAAGATCGAAAAAGAATGTTTTTAATTTTTTACTCATAGAACCTACCTCATCATATCTTACCATTGAATTATTATATACTTTTATTATATTTTTTAATACGTATTATTTACAATTTTTTTGATTGTTGAAGTAGATATCTTAATTCCTCTATTATTTTGTAGAAAATCTTTAGTTCCTGATAATGTTTTTGCCTTTTGATGAATATCCTTAATGATATCAATCTGATCTTGAGAGAATTTCTTCTTTTTAGTATGTCCCGAAGAATCACCATCTTCTTCTTTGTAGCAGTAATCTAACTTAATACCCTCACTTGTTGTTTGATAACCTTTGATAAAAAGTTTACCATGATGGACATCGTGATGGCATCCATGACATAATGATACTAAATTATGAAGTGAATTTTTATGATATGTATCGATCATACCATTATCATCAGCCGTGTGTTGTTCGCTAATATGATGAACCTCTGTAGCTTTACATCCACAAATCTCACAATTTTGTATTAACTTTTTAGAATTATAAACTGAACTCTTAGTTTCTACTATAGTTTCTCCTACATTCATAATTCGTTTTCTTACTTTATTGGCAATTTTCAAAAATTCATTGTCAAGCTTCATTGCTTTTGCTACTTCTAATCCATAAATAGAATTACCAGCACCTCTTTTTAACTTACGATTATAAATAAGCTGTTCTTTGTCTTCATCATAAATTGTTTCCATATGATAATTATTTACGTTATTGCACTCACAAATCTCAGGCATATCAGATAACTTATGTAAATGTGTAGCAAAAATAAAACTAGATCCAAGATTAGATAATCTTACTACACCAGCAGTTACAAGAGCAAGTCCTGAAGTTGTTTCAGTTCCACTACATAACTCATCTCCTAGAACAAGCGAATAATTATTACCTCTTCTCAAAATAGTTCTTAGTTCATCCATCTCTACAGCAAAAGTAGATTGACTCTTAAATATATTATCATTTCCTGAAATGCGTGTAAATAGATGCTTATATGGTTTATAGGTAAATTCTTTAGCAGATACAAAAAAACCAGCTTGAGCCATGATAATAGATAGCCCTACACTTTTCATGTAACTACTTTTACCAACAGCATTGACGCCATATAAAAGTATACCATTTTGATCTCTTGTTCCTAATTCTACATCGTTAGGAATATATTTTACGTTTTCATTCAGTTTTTCAATAATAGGATGTCTTAGATCTTTAGCATTAATAAAACTATCATCTTTACTATTATCTATGGTGGGTTTTATATATCCATTGTATAAAGATACCCTTGCTACACTGCTCAAATAATCAACTCTCGATACAAAATTGCAGATAGCATCTAATAGTAATGTATGTTTGGTGTAATAATCATAGGCAAGTTCAGTAAATTGTTTTATACACATATTTTTTACTCTATTCTCATAGGTTACCCGTAAATGTGAGTTTTGTTTAATATCTCCTGAAAAAATTTTACATTGTGTAGCAGTATTCTTTAGCTCAAGGTCTGATAATTTATAGTTGAATTTACCCGAATTAAACGAAATCATTTTATCAGGATTTTTTTTAATAAGACTACTTAATATTTTTGATTTTGATTTTGTAATAGTCAAAAAATAATCTTCTTTGTCAGATCTTTTTACATCTGCTCTGGTTTTACCTGAATTGTCAATAATAGCACCTAGTGAAAGAGCAAATTGATCAAAGTATGACTTATATTTTTCTAATTTCTCTTGTTGATCATCAATATCCTGGAAAACACCCTTATTGAAAAAGCTGTCTGTTATATTATTGAGGTTGACACCTAAAATTTCATTCATTTTTATTTTTTGATTGTAATCTTCAATAAAATTATCTAACTCTACCAGCTCTTTTTCTGGAATAAGTTCTTTATCTATTATTTTACATTTATTATCAATAGATGCTTTTTTAAGGTAACTAATTATACTCTTAACTTTTTTATATGAATTATCAAGCGTAATAAATTCATACGGCTGAAGTTTTTTAAGTGCCATTTTTCTATGGAGTCGCTGAATATCATTAATAGATTTAAGCTGATCTGATACTGCTTCAAATATGTATTTAGTATCATTTTTTATTTGAAACTCTGATACCGCATCGTAAGTATTGTTTATTTCAGTTGAATCAATTATAGGATTTAATAGCTTGTATTTTAGATATCTTTTTCCAAGAGGTGTTTTTGTCTTATCTAAAATATCCCACAAAGATGAAATGCCTGTATTTTTCACATTAAAATTAGGAACAAGATTAAGTTGATTGATAGAATCATGAGATAAAATTAGATGTTTTTCAGTTTCCCAAATAATTGGTTTTGTTAATTTAGAAATAATATTATCATTGTGTTCATAGGCAAATTGTAGTAAGTAAACAAATGCTCTAAGTGATGTTGGATTTTTATCTAAACCTACATACTGCAGAGGTGAAATAGAACCTGTTACAGGAAAAACTTTTTCAAGTAATGATTCGATATAGGGCTGCTTCAGAATATCTTTATTTGATTTGTAAAAATTGTAGTGTAGGATTTCATTTCTAATTTCAAGACTTTTTCTAATAAATTTTTCATCCCAGTTGATTTGTTCAATATTTTCTGTATGAAGAATCATTTCTTTTGGACTATGTGACTGAATAAATCTAAAAATTTCATCAAGAATATATCTATTGTCATCATGGGCTGAGTAGGTTTCATAGATAGATGTTTCACCAGTTGACATATCGGCGATTGATAAACCTAATTCAACAATAGGCTTTTGTGATTTATAATCCTTGATACATTCAATATAAATAGACATAACATTGTTTGAAAAATGATTGCTGTCAATATTTATACCAGGTGATACAATTTCTGTGATAGTTCTCTTAGGATCTTTTTTTCCATGACTATCTTGTTCAATAATAATAACCACATAGTTATTTTTAATTAAGATATCTTTCCATTTTTCAACGCTGTGATTAGGAAATCCTGCCATAAATACATAATCTTTCTTAGAATATTTGCTTTGTCCTTTTTTCTTCGACATTGTTAGTGCTGTGACTTCACATATTTCTCTTATTCTTCCCTTATTATCACTTATATCGTCGGTCCCATATATTTCAAAAAAACTACCAACTTCCATTAAAACAATTGTATTAATACCATATTTAGCTTCAAACTTGTCTTGGTAATCAAAATATTCATCTATTAAAGACATAATTTATAGTTGATTAATTATAATTTATGTCTAAATTATATTTAAGTAGTTTTTACTTGTGATATTTATTGATATCTATTCCTCCTGAAATAGCATGCATCAAATATTTATCTACTTGGTCTGTAAATTGAGAAAAGTGATGTCTATTACTGAAATCACTATTAAGAACATTATTAGACACAAGATTGGTCGTTATTAAATAACTATCTGTGTTAGTCTTAACGCGAATTATCTTAAAATCTGCCTTTTTTGTTTGTTCCTTTTTAGGTTTTACAGGAGAGCTTTTTTTCTTCACACTTCTGGGTTTTTTCTGTAATTTAACTAAGTTTTTGGTCGTATTAGTTGATTTATTACTTGGTAACTTAGAAACTTGATTTTTCATAATTTTATTTTTCCTATATTGAGGAATAGATTTTATTTTATGTTGCTTTCTGGAATCGCTATTTCTTTGATTTGGTTCTGATTTTCTATTTATTACATTATCTACTTTATTTTGAACTTCTCTTTCTATTTTTATTACTTTAGTAGGAGAAGGTTTTAATGTGTCATTTTGTTTCTCACTAGGTTTTTCATTTGTATAATATTTTTTAGATTTTTTAGGCTTAGTATTAATCATAGATTTATAAATTGTTTTTGTATTTTCTCTTTTTTTCCTATGACTTATAGCACTTTTATTACGCGACTTTCTGTATATTTCACCTATAGTTGATCCTAATTCTATATCTTCAAGTTTAGACTTAGACACTCTTTTTTTAGCACTATTATGCGAAAACTTGTCATTAATCTTTTTATGCCTACCTGTAATAATAATTTTAGAATTCATTTTAATAAACCAATATATTAATTATTAATATTAATCTTATGTAATATTTCTGTATTTACGTATACATAAATTCAATATGTCTATTATTTTTTTCGGATTTTACAGGAACATGTGATTTATAAAGCTCAAATCCTTTTATTAGATCTTCTTCAGTTATTATTTTTTTATCTGAGGGATTGCCAAATAAAACTCTTTTAGCATGTGCTATTTTGCATTTTGAAAATAAATTTTCAATGTCTCTACCAAAAAATTCAAACACATCTTTTTCTTTATCGAAAAAGCTAACAGGTATATTCTCTGTATCAGTTTTCCAATTATTATCATTTACCTTTTTTATGAATATGTTTCTAAGATCATCTGCGTTATATTTCTCTATTTCTAACCATAATCCAAATCTTGATTTTAATCCTTGATTTCCTCTAAAAAATCTACTATCTAAATCTTTTTTATATCCCGCAACAATAAAGATAAAATCATTTCTATATTTATCTAAGTATGGATTGATTAAATCAATAATGCCTTGTGAATAACTATCTATTTTATCTTCTGAACCAAGTGAATATGCTTCATCTAAAAATACAACACAGCCTTTTGATTCGTCAAGAATTTTTTGTGTTTTTATTTCAGACTGACCTATGTAACCACCTTTAAGATCTGTAAGTGTGATTTCTTTGAAATCTCCTTTTGTTAATAGACCCATTTTCGCATATATTTGACCTATAATTTTGGCGACAACAGTTTTTCCCATACCTGGTCCTCCATATAGGACAATATGATGGTAATCATTGGGATTATCATCTAATCCTTGAAGAAATAAAATTATCTTATCAAATATAGCTTCTTTAATATTTTTCATACCAACCATATTATTAAGTTCTTCAAGATGCGGAACCATATCTGATAAAACTCTTAGATTTAAATTAAATTTTTTCTTCATAGGTTTAAAGGTTTCCTGATACTTTTTTCCTAGATTTATTAAATCATCAAGATCGTTAATTTGTTCATTTAAAATTTGAAATTCATAACCTAATTCTTCCTCAGTTAGCAATATTGGTCTCTTTTTTGGTTCAAGTGATAATGTCTCCATAGGTTTACCAGAGCTATATTCAGGTAGTAGTAAATCAAGAACGTTAAAAGTGTTAGACATTGATGTAGATGTTGAGGTCGTTTTTTGATTAGGTTTTAAAAAAGATATTTTAGGAGGAGTGTAATTACTGAATGGTTTATCGTCATTTAATAAAGATGTTCCTTTAATAAATAGTGAAGAAGAAGCCAGATCAAGAGAAGAAGCACTTGTTTGTGAAGAAGTTGTCTTTTTAACAATAGCTGTGCTATTAACACTTTCCTGAGTATATTTAAACCATAAATTATAGTATTCATATCTTTTTTTATTATTTTCAAGACGATTTCTCATTAATTTTATCGGTTCAGTGTCAATATATGTTAGGATATTATCAAAATAAAACCGTCTTTTAAGATTAATATTAGAAATATGAAGTTTCATATTTAAAAATGACATAGATTTTAATTTAACTATGAGAATTTAAAATTTTAACATAATAAAAATTTGATAATAATTACTTAAAATTTTTAATATAAAAAAGATTAATGCCTGATGCGAAAGAAAACATTCCCTTTGATTGGCAAAATGGTGCTTGGAAGATTCTACGTGAGATGTTGACTTCGCCTGGATTTCTTATCCAGCATCAAATTGCCCCGTTTAATGACTTTTTAGATAAAGGACTTGGTAATGTAATTGAACAATTTAATCCTATTATTCTTAATTACGACTTTATTACAGAGCAAAAATTCTTTAAATTTAAACAAGATTCTAAACATTACCAGAATGATAATTGGATTGAATACAGAGAATTGAGCGATATTCATAAACTCTTTAAAGATAAATATTCGATTATTAATAATCAAATCACTACTATAGATTTGTCTGAACAACTTGGAACACCTAACGATAAAGATCAACTACTTCAGACCGAATTTAAGGAATTTGTTGAAGAGCATCTCGAATTTAAAACAATTGAAGTTAATAAACATAGATATGATCTAGAAATCAATATTTACTTTAACTCTATAACACCTCCTGTGATATATGAAAATAATGGTAGTCAAAAAATCATGTATCCTAATGAAGCACGGGCGAGGAATTTTACATACGCATCTAATACATTTATTGATTTTCACTTTAAAACAAAAGAGCGTTTTGGTGAAGCGTTTTGTAATATCAAGGAGCATCCTGTAACGATTATTCCTAAAGTTACATGTGGTAAGCTTCCTATTATGCTTGGATCAAAAGCATGTATTCTGGCATCAAAAACATATAATAAAAAAATAGATTATGAAGAATGTGAATATGATGAGGGTGGTTACTTTATTGTAAATGGAACAGAAAAAGTATTGGTATGCCAAGAAAGGCAGGCTGAAAACAAAGTATATGTCTTTGAAAACTCTAAATCGCAAAGCAAGTATTCCCATACTTGTGAGATTAAATCTTTGCCCGATAAAAAGGTTTTGACTCCCAAGAATATTCAAGTCAAGATTACTTCAAAGGAAGGTATTCATGGTAGGAATATTAAGGTATCTATTCCTCATATTAAACAAGATGTTCCTTTATATGTTGTATTTAAAGCCATGAATGTAACTAATGACTATGATATCACAAATTATATCTTGTATGATGTGCCAAGAGAAAATTGGAGAGAGTATACTCAATTCTTAAGAGCATCTCTTGAAGAAGCTTCTACTATTACAACGCAAGAAATGGCTAAAGAATACTTGTGTAAGCATGTAAATATGATGGGATATGATAGAGATAAAAGTGAAAAAGATCGTAGAATGACTTATCTTAACGACATTATTACAAATGATTTTCTACCTCATCTTGGTGAAAACAGTAAAATTAAAGCATATTTCCTAGGGCATATGGTGAAGCATCTTCTAGATGTATTTCTTAAAAAGAAAGAGGTTGATGATAGGGATTCTTATGTTAATAAAAGAATTGATACATCGGGTGTATTGATGTCTAACTTGTTTAGACAATATTATACTAAACTCGTGAAAGATATGAAAACAAATATCAATAAAGAATATTCTAATGGTTCTTGGAAGGCAACAAGAGATTTTAATAAAATCATTAATGAAACTAATATTTACAAAATTGTGAAGTTTTCTACAATTACCACAGGACTTAAGTTTGCTCTGGCTACTGGTAATTGGGGTCTTAAGAATAATAAAAACAAGCAAGGTATTGCTCAGGTTCTTAGTCGTTTGACGAATAACTCGGGTCTTTCACATTTAAGACGTGTTAATACTCCTATGGAAAAAACCTCAAAACTTGTAGCTCCTCGCAAGCTTCATGGAACACAGATCTTTTACATTTGTGGTGCTGAAACTCCTGAAGGTGCTGGTGTAGGAGTAGTAAAGAATTTGGCACTATCTTGTCATATTACAGGATATTCAGATATCTCACCAGTAACTGATGTTGTATCTAATATGCCAGTTCTTAATATTAGCGAAACGAATCCATCTGATATTCAAACAGCTACAAAAATTCTAATTAATGGTTCATGGCATTATGTTACATATAAACCTAAATTTATTGTAGATAAACTGAGACATTTGCGTCGTTGTGGTATTCTTCATATTCATACATCTATTGTATGGAAGATTCAGGATTCTGTTCTTGAAATTTATACAGATGCGGGTAGATGCACGCGACCTATTTACATTGTGAAAGATAATGTAACGCGTATTAATGATGATATTATCAATAAACTAGACAAAAAGAAGATGAAGTGGAATAATCTTATCTCAGGTAGTCTTAACACCTATAATGATATGAAGCAAAAAGAACTTTCAGAAGGAGTTATTGAATTTATTGATGTTCAAGAAGAGGATAATTGTATGATTGCTATTAATCAAGATAAACTTATCAAAAATAGTAAAAAGACTCTTAAAACACGATTTACTCATTGTGAAATTCATCCTTGTTTTATCCAGGGTATTTTGGCATCTATTATTCCATTCTCAGATCATAATCAATCTCCGAGAAACACCTATCAGTCAGCAATGGGTAAGCAAGCCATGGGCGTATATGCTACAAATTATAGATATCGTATGGATACTCTGGCTCATATTCTTCGCTATCCTCAACTTCCTATGGTATCTAGTCGTGTTATCAAACATCTTCCTTCAAGTAACCTTCCTTCGGGAATTAATGCTATTGTAGCAGTTGCTTCGAATTCTGGTTACAATCAGGAAGATTCTATTATTATGAACCAAGATTCGATTAATCGAGGACTCTTTATATCTGATTACTTTAGAACCTTTAAAGATGAAGAGAAAAAACGTCAGTCAAGTAGTGTAAAAATGCAAGAAAAATTTATTAGACCTGCTATGAAAAATACTCTTGGCACACAAGGTAATAATTATAGTAAGCTAACTGATAAAGGATTTCCTAACGAAAATGTATATGTAAAAGAAAATGATGTAATTATTGGAAAGATTCATCCTATTCATTCTAAAAAAGATTCAAATGAACTATACAGATGCTGTAGCACATCGGTTAAAGGAGCTGAAGCGGGATTTGTGGATAAAGTAATGGTTAACAGAAATGGAGATGGATATAAATTTGTGAAAGTTAGAATTAGAACTATCCGCAAACCCACAGTTGGTGACAAACATGCATCGCGTCACGGACAAAAGGGAACTATTGGTATGGTATACAAACAAGAAGATATGCCTTTTAGTAAACTAGGCATGAAACCTGATCTTATCATGAATCCTCATGCTGTTCCATCCCGAATGACTATTGCTCAGGTTGTTGAATGTCTTATGGGTAAAATTGGAACTAATATTGGGATGTTTGGTGATGCTACTGCATTTACCAAATTTAACGAAAAAAGCCTTGGTGATATCCTTGAAAAGTTGGGCTTCCAAAGACATTGTGATGAAGTGTTGTATAATGGAAGAACGGGTGAACAGCTTAAAGTTAATATCTTTATGGGACCTACCTTTTATCAAAGATTGAAACATATGGTTGATGATAAAATTCATTCTCGTTCGAATGGACCTAATGTAATCCTTACACGACAGCCTGTTGAAGGACGTTCTCGTGATGGTGGTCTTCGTTTTGGAGAAATGGAACGTGATTGTATTCTTTCACATGGAGCATCTCAATTCTTGAAAGAAACACTTCAAGATAGATCAGATAATTATCGAATGTATACATGTAAAAAATGTGGTCTTGTCAGTTCAGTTAATAAGAAAGCTAAGATTAATTATTGTAAGAACTGTGATAATAACACTTCATTTGCGGAGGTTCGTGTTCCTTATGCTATGAAGCTTTTCATTCAAGAGCTTGAAACTATGTGTGTAGCTCCTAGATTGAATACTAAAAAATACTAAAAATAAAAATATATTAAATTTTATTTTTAATATCCACCAGAATATTTAGGTTTGTTTTTGTGTTTTTTTGTTACTTTAACCCAATTATGATGACCAGAATCATTATCCATACTAGATGTGTCATTACATTGACTACAGGATTCATCATCTGATTCATAGTTTTTACTACGAGATGGAGAAGGTTTTGAATAACCTGAATTATTCATTAGACTAAGTTTTTTTATAAGACCTACGTATTTTGA